AATGTGCTTCGCAAAGGATTTAATGGCGGATATAAATATAAGATTGTATCTTATTCCGGGGAAGCAAGACTTGCAATGGAACCAGATAAAAACCAATACTCACACCCACACGATGCTTTACAATATATGATGATGGGTGGTGGGGAATATAAGGTTGTCCGAGGGCAAACGGGCAACACGTTCAAAACTTATCAGGCCAACACAAACTGGAAGGTGTTTTAATGGAACTATACTTTTGTTTTTGTAATGGGAAAAGAAGCTGGGCTAGGATATTCAAGAAAGGGTATCAACACGTCTTTGTTGCTATTAAATATGGAGAGGTTTTTGTGATACTAGAGGACAGCTTCCAAGGGTTCTTTCCAAATATGCTTTTGGCGGAAGATTTTTTTCGCTTTACAAATCTGAATAAATGTTCTATACTAAAATTAGTTCAGAACGAACACGCCAAGAAAAAGTTTGGCATTTGGTATTGGGCTCCAACTTGTGTGAATTTTTGCAAGACAGTTGGAAACTTAAGAACAAAAGCACAAACTCCTTGGCAATTGTACAAACACTTATTAAAGATAGGGGCAAAACGATGGGTGGCTACACAAGACAAATAACAGGGCAGCAAGCAGCGAAGAAAGCAGAAGCCGCTGCGGCAGAACAACAAAAGCAAATGGAAAAAGAAAGAGCAGCTGCACAAGCAGAAGCTGAAGAATTGGCTCAAGAACAATCAAGAAAGTTCCGTGGCAAACAACGCCGTGGTATCCGTTCTTTGGTTGAAACATCAGAATATGGCGATTTAGGCTAGGAGGTTACTATGGGATTTAAAAAAGCAATAAAAAAGGCGGTGAAGCAAGTTACTGGTGGCGTAAAGAAATTTGTAAGCGACCCATTAAGCAAAGAAGGGTTGGAAGCTGGGGCAGGAATTGCGTTAGCACCAGCAACTGGGGGTGCTTCTTTGGCGGCAACAGCTGATGCAGGTCGTAGAGTTCAGAACCAAATGGAAAGCGAAGAAAGAGCCGCACAACAACAAGCAGATTTGGTGGCCGAAAATACTCGCCAATATGGTTGGGGAAGTATGGCAGAGGTTGTAGAAGCTCGTAGGAAGAAACAAAAACAGCTTGAAGAACGAGGAGAAGGACAAGCAACTGGACTAGCTAGCTTAATTGGAAAAGGCAAGACTTTAGGTTAGGAGGTTTCTATGGGAATGGCAGGAATGAGAATGGAAAAGGACGAAAACGGTAACACAAGAATGATGAAAAAAGACCAGCTTGAAGCATCTGGGCACGAAACCATTAAATCATATTTAGAAGCAAGAAAGAAAAAACAGGCAGAGTTAGAAGAACGAAAAGAAAGTGGTAACTCAGCATCTCTGCTTGGCAATAGACAAACACTTGGTTAGGAGATAAAATGAACGCAGAAGATATTATAAAAAGATTTGAGAAAAGTGTGTCGTATCGGCAGAACTGGGAAAACCTTTATTCTTCTGCCTATGAACATTTTATGCCACAACGGTCAAAGAATTTCAAAGATAGCAACACAGATGGGCAAAACAACGATGGTGCAGACACGGTATTTGACTCAACACCGTTAGATTCTCTGAATAAGTTTGTTTCAAAGCTGCAAACAAGCCTTGTTCCTGCTCAAAAGAACTGGGTAAAACTAAAAGTAGGCTCTTCTATTGAAGATAATCGCGAAGAATTGCAAGCCGTGCTTGACAAAATCACAGATGTTTTCTTTTCTGCTATCAGAAACTCTAACTTTGACGTGGAAGCATCAGAATCTTTCTATGATTTAGCGGTTGGAACGGCGTGTTTGATGATGCAAGAAGGGGATGTGCTTAATCCATTCAAGTTTAAGACCGTTCCTTTGTCAGAATTGTACCTAGAAAAGGTTGGAAACGGGCAATATAACAGCATATTCCGTAAGCATAGAGTAATTCCTATGTTTGCTGAAAAGGTTTGGCCTGATGCAAAAGTTAATAAAGACTTACTATCTGACGAAAAAGAAGAAGATTTTGTTGAAGCTGTAATTCAAGAGAAAGAAGGGTGGAAATACTACGTTGTATGTAGCAAGGACAAGTCTTTGGTGGTACAAAGAACACTCAGGTACAATCCATTTATTGTGTTCCGTTGGTCTGTAATGCCGGGAGAAGTGTATGGACGTGGGCCGGTGCTGTTTGCTCTGCCAGATGCCAAGTCTTTGAACAAAACAAAAGAGCTTATTTTGAAGAATGCCTCTATCGCTGTGTCAGGGGTGTGGACAGCAGAAGATGATGGCATTGTCAATACAAATAACATACAAATTAAACCAGGTGCGATTATTTCTGTGACTTCAAATGGTGGCGCAAGCCGTGCTGCATCCCTGCAAGCGTTGCAAACCGGTACAAACTTTAACGTTGGGGATATGGTAATCAGCGACTTACGTCAAAGTATTTCCAATATTATGTTTGCCAACCCATTGGGGCCAGTTGACCAAGCGGTTAAAACGGCCACAGAAATTGAATATCGTCAGAAACAGTATGCTGATGAGGTTGGTGCGCCATTTGGACGGCTAGAAAGCGAGTTTATCAAGCCAATTATCCAGACAGGGTTGCTGATTTTGGACAGCTTAGGCAAGATTGACATCAAAGATTTCCGCGTGAATGAGGAACAAATAGCCGTTGACTATGCTTCCCCGTTGTCAATTACACAAAACACAGAAGATGTGAACAAGTTGATTAAGTTTATGGAAGTTATCAATGGAATTTTTGGGCCACAGATAGCCGCTGCTTTATTGAATGTTGAAGTTATCCCAACACTAGCTACAAAGATGGGCATTGACCTCAACAATATTAAGACCGCTGATGAAATTAAACAATTACAAGAACAAGCTCAAACTGCGATGTTGCAACAAATAGGAGGTGCAGATGGTGGCGTTCAACAAGGACCAACAGGTTAAACTTAAAACTGTATTTAGGACTGAAGTGGGGAAATCCTTGCTTGAGGACTTCAAAAAGATAATTGTCAATGCCGACAATTATCCGGCAAATGCGACTGACGGTGTGTTATTCGCTATGCTGGCTAGCAGAACAGAGGGGGAAATCTCTCTATTAAAACAACTTATTAAGATTGGAGAATCAAATGACTGAAACCACCGAAACTACAACCGTGGATACGGCAGTTGATGGGGCACAACCAGCCGATGCTGTTGCTATGTCCAGTCAACAACATCAAACTTATGACGATGGATTGGACGAATTCCGTCACGAAAACGGAAAAATCTTTGGAAAGTTTAATGACGCAAAAAGCGGATTAGAGGCTTACAGAGAATTGCAAAAAGAATACACAAAAGCACGTCAAGAAAACAAACCGGCGCCTGAAAAGTATGAGTTTGTCCTTGATGATGATGTGAAAGACAAGTTCTCTATTGACGAGAACTCTAAAGACTATCAAACGTTTGTCCCGTTGATGAAAGAGCTTAATTTGTCACAAGAAAAGGCAAACAAACTCATCAATGAGTATGCAAGAATGAAGATTGCGGAGGAAGAAGGTGTTGATTTTGATGCCGAAATGAACAAGATTGGTGGTGTAAATGGGCCAATCGTTCAGGGATTGGTAACATTTGCCGAGAAAAACCTAGACCAAGATGGTATTGACTGGCTTTCCAGCAAGGTACGCACGGCCGAGGACGCTCAATATATGGATGCACTGATTAAAAAGGCTCGTGGTGCTAACGTTTCTATTCCTGAAATGTCTATTGAGAGTACTGCCGATGCTAAAAAGACAGCACAAGAATATGCAGATGAAGCGTTTGATTATCAAAAGCAACACGCTCGTACCATCGGCTATGACAAAGGGCAACAAGAACACTATATGCGCTTGATGGAATTGGCTGCTGGCAAAAAATAGTGTTGACAATTCAATATTTATGTTCTAAAATATAAGTATCAAGTTATAAGGATAAGCGTTAGCCCCTTAATAATACGATTGCTTTAAGGCTTAAAGAAAGTCTAGAACAGCCCCCGAGTGGATAACTGGTCGCCAAGAGTGTCCCGTTATCAATTCGGGGCGTATTATTAAACTAAACGAAAGGTAAAACTAAAATGGCAACTCAATTGTCAAACAACCTGATTACGATTTTTGACTCCGAAGTCAAACATATCTATCAGTCCGAAGGTTTTACGTTAGATGGAACAGTTCGTAAAAAGACTGGCAACGCCAAAACCTTCAAATTCCCTGTGTATGGAAGTCTGCGTGCTGAAGAACACGTACCTGGACAGGATGCTTTAATCCAAAATGCTACACAACGTCAAGCTACTGTGATTGCACAAGACCGCCGTGTTGTGTCCGCTACGGATAAATTTGAAAACTTACAAGTCAACTATGATGACCGTCAAGAAGCTGCTCGTGCTCAAGCAATGGCTATGGGCCGTGACAGTGACCAGATGATTATTGATGCTTTGGCTGCTTCTACAACCACGAAAGCGATTACAGAAGCCAGCACAGCCAGCTTGACATTGGCTAAATTAAAATCCGCCGTTGAATATATGGAAAAGGATGAAATTGATTTAGGTCAATGTACATTCTTGGGCTCCTACAAAGAAAAACAAGCTTTGTTGGATGAAATCAAAGCTACATCTGCTGACTACGTTTCTTCTCGTCCTTTGGAAACCGGCAACTTTGACGGCTTCTTGGGCATTGGGAAGTTTATCTGGATTGGTGAACGCCCTGAAGGCGGGTTGCCTGTTTCTTCCAGCAAACGTAAAAACTTCTTGTGGCATCACGATGCTGTCGGTTTGGGCGAAGTGTTGAACGTTCAAACTCGTACAGACTGGGACCCCAAATCTGGTTCCGACTTGGTGCAATCCTACTATTCCGCTGGTGCTGGGGAAATTGACCCGACCGGAATCGTAAGCATTGAATGTTATACAAGCTAAGGAGGTGAACTATGGCATTTTCAAGAGCTGGTTTACAGATTGTGAAAGATAACTTTGGTGGAAAAACCAAGGTTTGGAGTTATACCTCTGATGACAACTATGCCGCTTCAAACTACTTTGACCCGGTTATTGATGTGTTGGCTGTTGGCGACTTAATTCTCGCCGGCAAAAAGTCTTCCACACAAACGGTTGACATCTTGTTGGTAACATCTACCACAACACACGTTACAGTCACCAAAACGGCTGCTTCGTAAAACCTAGGGGAGAGGGTAATTTCTCTCTCCCCATTTTATAAATAGGAGAATGATTATGGCAAATACTGCTGTTGATTTATGTTCTAAAGCGTTATTATTAGTCGGTGCAAACGCTATTCAGTCCTTTGATGATGGAAGTAGAGAATCAGATGTTTGTTCTTCTATTTATGAAACTGTAAGAGATACACTGCTGACAAATCGGCTGTGGTCTTTTAGTATTGAACAGCTTGATTTGGCACAATTAAATGAAACGCCGCTTCGGAATTGGAAGTATGTGTATTCTTTGCCTAAAGATATTCTAAGAATTAGACAGGTTGATGGCTCAAAGTCTTTTGATATTATGGGACTGAAGTTATATTCAAACTCACAAAAGGTTTCTGTTGACTGTCAGAAGGCCGTTGATGTTGATGAAATGCCACCGTATTTCCAGACGGCATTGATTTCAGAGCTTGCTTCTAAGTTAGCCGTATCGTTGTTAGGAGACACAAGCAAATACAATTTGTTTGTTCAGATGGCACAAAGAGATTTAATAAATGCTCGGTTAGCAGATGCACAAAACAAACCGAACGTTACATTTGGAGAAGATTCTTTCTGGATTACAGTAGCGAGGACATAGCCAATGCCATTGAAAATCATACAAACAACGATGAGTTCTGGTGAGGTTTCTGAAACAGCTGCATCTCGTATTGATTTGGAGTTGTTTAATAAATCTTTGAAACTTGCTAGAAATGTTTATGTCAACTGGACAGGAAACGTTACAAAACGTGAAGGTAGTCAGATGATAGCACAAGATGACGATGTGCTTCGCATTGAGGGATTTATGTTTAATGGCGACCAGAAATATCTGCTTGCCTTTAAAACAGATGCTATTGAGGTGTATTACGATGGGGCAAAGATTGCGACCGTGGCTACAACGATGACGGAAACCCAGATTAAGGAATTTAAATACACCCAGAGCGGTGACACTTTTATTATTTTCCACACCGCTTTTACTCCAAGAAAGCTAGTAAGACAAGCACATACAACCTGGACAATATCCGACATTACGTTTAAAAATATTCCTTACTATGCTTTTGGCGCAATTACAACATCTGCACCTAATGCAAGTCTGACTTATTCCCTTACAAGAGGCAATACAAAGATAACACTTGGAACCGGTGTTGCTGATTCTAGCTGGGTTGGACAAAAGATTTATCTTGACAAAGGTGGTGCACTAGAAGTCTATAAATATACTTCTTCAACCGTTGTATGGGCAAGATGGAAAGTAGAACCACCTGATAGCGCTATGGTTCCATCTGGTGAGTGGGAACTTGATAAAGGCTATGAGCAAGTTATGAGTGCTTCAAAGGGCTACCCGTCCTGTGGGTGTTTTGGAAAGTCAAGATTATTTATGGGAGGTATTAGAGATTTCCCACAATGTATCTTGGCTTCCAACGTTGATGATTACTTTAATTTTGATGTTGGTACTGGCTTGGCAGATGAAGGAATTATGTACATCCTTGATACGTTTAGCCCAATTAAATCAATGAAGTTTAACCAAACATTGTTGGTATTTACTACGGATACAGAGCACTTTTTGAACTACAATAATACGGGCGTTATTACTCCAGAAACATTTAATATGTCTTTGGCCTCAAAACACGGGTCTTCTTGCGAACCTATTGACCTAGATGGAGTGACTATCTTCTCAGAAAAGAGCGGACATATCCTACGTTCCTTTATCTATGATGATAATATGCGGAACTATAATGCAGAAAACGTGTCGGTGTTGGCCCCATACTTGATTAAAGGTGTAATTAAAATGGCAACACGGCAAAGCTATGACAAGAACCCGAATAACCTTGCATACATTCTGAATGCCGATGGTACAATTACGCTATTTAACCTATTGAGAGAGCAGAACCTAAGAGCTTTCTCTCGGTGCGAAACACAAGGTTCCTATGCAGATTTGTGCAGCGTTGGCGATAACGTGTTCTGTTTGTGCGACAGAGATATTAACGGTACAAAAAAACGCT